ACACCAACAACACATTTCTGTACTGTTCTATCCAATACTGGATCAGTAGTTGACGTTTCAGACGGAACTGCTGTAGCAGAAACAGACGGAGATTAGGAGTAGGGGGAGCAATCCCCCTATCTTTATATGACAAGTACAAGAGCAAATTCAGCAATAGATATAGCATCAAGAGCCTTAGTTCTTATTGGAGCAGAACCTATTACTTCATTTGACTCTTCTAGTACCGAAGCCTTAGTAGCAACTAATATGTATGAAGATACAGTAAGAGCCATGCTGTCTACAGCAAGATGGCGATTTGCTACAGAACAAGCAGTTCTTAATCAATTATCAGATGTACCTACTGGAAGATTTGATATAGCACATCAGTTACCTAGTAATTTATTAGTATTACATGGTGTTACTGTAAATGATAATCTTATTGAGTTTACAGTATATGGTGACAAAGTATTTAGTGATGCAACATCATCAGATTCTTTAGTTGCAGACTTTACATTTAGAGCAGATGAAGTTGACTTTCCGTCATATTTTTCTTTAGCATTACAGTATTCATTGGCATCTATCTTTGCTACATCAATAGCTAGAGATGATAGACTTATGCAGTTAATGGAAACAAAAGCTAATCAACTTATGGCAAAAGCTAGAAACATAGATGCACAACAACAAACTACAAGAAAACTAGTTACATCAAGATTTATTTCTAATAGGAGAAGTTAAATGGCTAGAGTAAGAGTGCCATTAAATAACTTTCAGTTTGGAGAGATAAGTCCTTCTTTAACATCTAGGACAGATACTAAAGTATATACTAATGCAGGTGAGCAGGTAAGAAACTTTTTTATTAAATCAGAAGGTGGTTTGAAAAAAAGAACTGGTACAAAACGTATTGCAAACTTTGGCAGTGATCCTGCATTTACAGCTTTAGCTAATCTTAGACAAAGTGTAAGAATAGAACCTTTTATATTTTCAGATGATGAAAAATATATAATAGCATTTAGTAATACAAGAATAGAGATATTTCAGATAAGTCCTACTGATGGCACTGTGTCATCTATACAAGCAATTACTGGACAGTCATGGTTAGTAAATACAACTTCAGATCCATACCTAGAAGAGATTACTTTTGCACAGCAAGGTGATCTTATGTTTATATGTCACAATACATTTCAGACAAGAATATTAGAAAGAACTGGTCTTACTACATTTGCAGTATCAACATTCAACTTTGATACATCAAGAGATGGCAATGACATATTTCAGCCATATTTTAGTTTTCAAGCATTAGGCACAACAATAGCGGCAAATGCAACTACTGGTAATGGTGTAGCGATTACAACAAGTGCTGATTATTTTGTATCTGGTCATGCAGGTACTGATATTTTAATAGGTGAAACTCGTGTAAGAATTACATCAGTGCAAAATGCAACAACTGCAACAGGAAATATACAGGGCACATTAAGACAGCAACTTGAGATAGATAGCATTAAAACTTTCGAGGGTAGTGGCACAATAAGAGTAACTAAAGCATTACATGGTCTTGCTACTGGAGCATCTGTTACCTTTGAAAGAGCAGGTGCAGTAGGTGGTATAGCCAATACTAATATAAATGGTGCAAGAACTATTACTGCTGTTCCTGATGAAAACACATTTGAATTTACAGCAGGTGGTAGTGCCACTGCTACATCTAGTGCTATAGGTGGTGGTAGTCCTCGTATTATAACTGGTGCGGCTACTACTGAGTTTAGCGAGATGTCTTACTCACCTCTTCGTGGTTATCCTGCCGCAGTTACCTTTCATCAAAATAGACTTTGGTTTGGTGGCACTTTGGCACAGCCTGATGGTATATGGGGTAGTAAGTCAGGATTGTTTTTTAATTTTGATATAGGTGATGCAGAAGATAATGATGCTTTAGATCTAACTGCTAATGTAGGTGAGATATTCTCTATAAGACATTTAGTATCTAATAGAGATCTACAGATATTTACTACTGGTGCTGAGTTGTTTATCCCTACTGTTGCTAATAAACCAGTGACACCTGCTAATGCACAGATTAGAAGACAGACACCTTTTGGATCTAGTTTTGTTAGACCTACAGTATTTGATGGTGCAACTTTATTTATACAGAAAACTGGTAGTGCTATGAGAGAGTTTTTATTTTCAGACTCAGAAGGTGCTTATACTTCTGTTGCTGTATCAGGTCTTGCACCACATTTAATATTAGATCCAGTTCAGCAAACATCTATAAAGGGTGCTTTGAATAGAAGTGAGTCATATGCTTTTCTTATAAATAATGATGGCACTATAGCTGTATTCTATTCTGTAAGAGGAGATCAAAAAGCAGGGTGGAGTTTGTGGGATACACAAGGATTGTGGCATAGTATCTGTTCAGTGCATGAAAGATTGTTTGTAGTTTGTGCTAGAGATGATGGCTCAGGCACTACTAAGTTGTTTCTTGAGGAGTTTCAGACAGATATGCCTATGGATTTTTGTGATACATTTAGTGGAAGTGCTAGTGTGTTTGGAAGTTTAGGTAGTCACTTTGCAAACAATGCTGTAGTTAAAGCAACAAATGGTAATGATTTTTTGGGAGAGTTTACAGTTGCAAGTGCAGAGATAGATGCTAGTGCTGTAAAGAGCGGATTAAGTCAAGCATTTATAGGATATGCTTTTACTCCTACTCTTAAAACTTTACCTATAGATGCCTCAATACAAGGTGGACCTTTAACTGGTGAGCCTAGACAAATACCTAAAGTCATATTAGATTTAAACACAACACTTGCTGTAAGTGTGCAAGGACCAAGTACAACATCAACAACAAGAGATTTGGTTATAAGAAATACAACGGATACTGTAACTGGTGGCTTTATGGAAAGATCTGCTGTAACTGGTAAAGAAGAGTTTAGATTATTAGGATATAGTCGTGATCCTAGAGTTATAGTATCACAGTCTTTTCCTTTGGATTTACAGATTAATGGAATGATAGTAGAGGTGGCATTTTAACATGGGATTACCATTAGCATTAGCAATAGGTTCAACTGCAATATCTTTTATGGGTTCTATGAGTGCGGCAAGAGCAGCAAAACGAGAAGCGGCACTAAGAGCAAGACAATTAGAAACTCAAAAGAAACAAGCAAGACTTAGGGCATTACAAGAACATAATGTTCGTATGAATAGTTTGAAAACATTTATAGGAATGAATCAAGCATTATCAGGAACTATGGGTAGAGATTTTGGTAGTGATAGAAGTTTAAAAGCTATAATAAATAGAGCAAGAAGAGAAACATCTGTAAGTGTTGATCGTGCAAGAGTACAACTAGCAGGAGAACAAGCACAAAGAAGTTTTGCACAATCAATGGCTAGAATGAAAGGTAATAACTTAGCTAGAGCATATAGATATCAAGCATTTGGTTCTGTATTAAGAGGTGCATATCAAGCTAATAGAATATCTGAAGGCAAAGAAGTAATGAGTATATAATGGTAGAATTTATTAGAGCAAAAAAAGCATCATTTATAAATAAACCAGTAGGTGTAGTATCTGTTGATACTGGTGGAATACAAGCGGCTAAAGCATTAGCTGATACTGGTGAAAGACTTGCTAATATGTATTTTAAAGAAGCAATCGATCTTGAACAAGAAAAAGGTAGAGATTATGTTGCAAGTCTTTCTACAAGAAAAATAGTTAAAGAATATGATATGTTTGATAATGAGATAGGTGAAAAAAGTGTATTAGATTTTCAACCGATTGACACTAATCTCAGTGAAATAGCACAAAGAACTGCAAAGCCTTTGATGGAAAAAAAATATGCTTTAGCATTATCTAATGATTTATCAAAAAATATAGAGCAAATAAGATTAGATTCTACATCATCACAAGACTTTCAAGAAAAAATTAATAACTTTGTTCCTTCATATATTGAAGAAATAAATAAATTAGGTGGTGGTGATTTTACATCTGATATTCAGGAAGGTGTTGCAAAGTTATCTACACAACATTTTTTTGATATGGCATTAAATGAAAAAAATACTAATATTCGTAATCAAGCTGATACACAAAGAGTTTTTACACAAAATGCTTCACAAGAATTAACTGCTGTAACTTCTAATTATGCAAATGAAAATGATTTTACACAGTTCTATAATGGATTAGTGCAACAAAAAAAAGATTTACTAGATGATTTTAATGACTCAGTAGATGAATATGGAACTATTGGATATACAAGAACACAGATAGGTAATACTAGAATAGGCATTGAAACTTCTGTAGCTAGAGGTTTAATGGTTGGATTTAGTAAAGGTAAAACTGCATATAAGATGGAAAGTGCAGAGTTATATCTTTCAAATGGCACAAAAACATTAGGTAAAGATGAACTTACTGAAGATAATTATAAGTTTTTAGATATAGTAAAAAAAGAAGCAGGACAATATATTGAAGTTATCATATCGCAAACTAATGGATTGGCGGCAAATATTCGTACTCGTGAAGGCGATATTCGTGTAAAACAAAATGAAATTCGTAAAGAAAATAATCAAAAAGAAACTGAAATAAAAAGTAGAAGTGAAACTGTTAAAAATAAAATAGATTTTGAAAATTTTGTTAGTTTTACAAAACCACAAGAATTTGCAAATGATTATATAACAAACGGAAGTTTTGATGTTTCTAAATTTGCAGATCTTAATGATAAAATTACAAAGTCTATTGGAGTAAAAACTCAAATAAAAGGTTTTGGTTTTATAAATAGTTCTGCAACTGATACACGAATTTATAGAAATAGAATGATTGCATTGACAGCAACTTCATTATTTAGAAATCCTGAAACAATAAATACAGCACAAAGCTTAGCTAAAGTATCAGCTAAATTAGCAAATCCTAATAAACAAATAGAATTAACTGATAAAGAAAATAGTTTCTATAATGCAATGACTGAACTTGCAAAATTACACAATAATGGACCTATTGTTGGCTCAAGAATTATTAATGATGAACTTACATATCTTATGGGCAAAAGCACACAAAAGGGTATATCTACAGCTAAACAACAATTATTAGATACAACTAGAAATAATCTTCAAGCAAGTAAACCACAGAATACTTCAACTGAAAGAAAAAACATAGATGAAATCTTTGGTATAAGTAATACTGCATTTCAAGATGGAACATTTGATCCATCACCTAATGGACCTGAAGGACATCAATCTTTACACAAAGCTATTATGAATAATGGTGCAGGATCACATAGTTTATTAACAACATTAAATGCACTAGCAGATGGTAAATTTTCAAGAACTGATGAAGACAAAGCACTTCGTGCTTTAAGCTTTTATACTACATATTCTAATGCAAGAGATGGCTTCACTTCTACACCAAGAAATATGTTAATTCCTGCAGGTATAGATGCCAATACAAATAGTAAGTTAGAAATGATTGCAGATTTATATACGGATTTTAAAGGTAGACAATCTTTTTTTGGAACAGCAGGTAATGGTGCAAATGGACAAGTTACACTTACACAAATAGTAGATAAAGTTAATTCAATAAATATGGAAGTAGATTTTAATAAAGTTAATTTATCAAGATATGGTGATAAAATAAAAAATGAAAAAGACTATCTTTACAAATTAGGATTTAAAGCAACTGAGGTAGCAGATCTAAGTGCCGCCGCTGAAATAGGTCTTAAATTAAATATAGAACCTGATAAATTAAAAGATACTCTTATGAAAATAAAAGATAGTGTATATCATGACACTATGGGATTTCTTGTAGATCCTTTTTATTCATCAGTATTAGATAAATCTAAATTTGCATTTACAGCAACAATACCAAATGAAAAAAATAGAATGGGTGTTATTAATTTAATCAATGCTAATTTACCTGCAAATGCAATGTTAAATAATACATCATTTGAAATTACAGATGAAGTTCGTGATGAAATGGATATTATAGAAGAAGAAGCTATGATAGCTGATGAAGCATTTGTAGCAAAAAGAGAGCAATCTAAAGACTTTAGAGTTGGTCAAGACTCTGCTGAATCTGTTATGCAAAGAATGACACTTAGAGATAGTCCTAGTGAAGAAGTTGCAAGAAAAACCTTTAGAGGTAAAAAAACACAAGATGTAGTATTTTTAGCACCAGTAAAAACATCTTTTGCAAGAGGTGATATACAAAATGCTAACATGGTATATCAAGCATTAGAATTATCAGATGATGGTACATTTATACCATATATAAGAGATAATAGAGCATATGTTTTTAATATTGATGATTTGTTGTCTAAGTTAAAAACTCCAGAACAGCAAACATCTAGTATAGATGTTATGACAGCAACTGAAAAAAGCACAGCAGAAGCTACAGCTATAGCTGAGGAAGTAAGAAATGATTGATCCTTTTAGAGGTAGGTTTGGACCAAATATAATACCTGAAGATCAAATATTTAGAATACAAACTCGTGGCTCTACACCACAATTTACATTAGATACTGATGAAGGTCATTCTATTTATGATGTAGCAAAAGCACAGTTAGGATATTCTTATATGCCTATAATAGATGCTACTATTAATGCTTTAAAGTTTCGTGATGAAGAAGATCCTGATTATAATCCATTAGCAGATATGATGGGTTATGAAGAATATGCTAAAGATTTAATTGATGCAAAAAATGAAGAGCATATGAGGGAGTTAAAAACTGAAATAGATGAAAATAAACAAAGACGACAAGTTCTTGCAGAAAGCAGTATTCCTACACAGTTAATTGCAGGTATATTTGATCCTATAAATTTATTTGCAATACCTTTTGGTGGCTTTACAGTTAATGCCGCAACTGCCGCTTTTCGTACTGGTAGAGGTGTGGCACTATTAACTGGATTGCAAGAGTCTGCTCGTTTACCTTTTGATCCTTTAGGTAGTATTGAAGAAGCCGCAGGTAATGTTGCATTTTCTTTTGCAGGTGGAGCATTAATAGGTGGTGCTATAGGTGCAGTAGTAAGTAGACAAGTAGGTGCATTAAAAAAATTAGAACAAGAACAATTAGATTTAATTAAACAAGTAGATGAAACACCTGATGCTACTCTTTTACAAAAAGCAAAAGAAAGTAAATCTGATAGACCATTTTCTATAGAAAAAGAAGTTATTGTAGATAAAAGTGGTAAGTCAACACCAAGATATACTACTGAATATTTACAAGGTTTAAAGAAACAATTGCCAAAAGAAAAATTTGGTAATGAAAAAAGATTGGCAGATATGAAACAAAAAGGTCATGATCTTATGGCTGATGATTTGCCACGACTCAAAGAAAATCTAAAAAGTGCAAGAGAAAGATTAGCTAAAACTACAAAAGCAGGAGAAAAAACTGTTATTCAAAGCACTATTAGAGATTTAGAAAAACAAATAGAACTTGGTAATAAATATAACAAAACTGTAGAAGATTTAGAAACTAATCAAAGAATATTATCACAGATTGATGCAGAGCTTTCTTTCAGAAGAGTAGAACAAGATGCACAACTTAATACAGAATTAGCTGATCCAGTATCATTAGAAAAGAATTGGTTTACTGATAGCTTTTTATACAAAGCAATACCAACACCACTGAAAGTAGTTTTACAAGATAGTAAAATACCAACAATAGTTAAAGAAGCATTTGTAGATTTAATTGGTGATAGTGGTATGACACTTGTAAAAAATAAATTTGGATTGGCTACTAATAATTCTGTATTTCAACTTTCTAAAATTAGAGAAGGTGAGTGGGTAGCTACACATGATATATTAAGAACTATTTATAGTGAGCAGTTTGGTAAAAATCTTTATGCAATGGATATTGATTTAGATGATGTAGTATCACGAGTAAGGAAAAGAACTACATATCATAGTTGGTTAGAATCAACATATACTAAGATATTAAAACAAGAACCTCTTACAGATATTGAAAAAAGAGTTAAATCACAAATAGATACATTTTTTCAAAGGTGGGAAAAAAGATTAAGAGATGAAGGTATTATTGGTAGTACATCATCTATTGTAAAAGAAATACAAAAAAAACAATTACGAGTTTTTAGAGATGTAAAAGAATTACAAAAGTTAGCTGTATTAGATCAAGAAATGACAGCAAAATATACAGCCATATTAGATGAGTTAGATGCACAGTTTGCAGGAAGATCAGATAAAATAGGTCTTACAGAAGAGCAGTTTAAGTTTTTAGAAAATTTAAAAATGAAAAAAGCAAAGGGTACATTTTTGCCTGATTCTTTGTTAGCTAAGAAAAATACTATAGTAAGTAGACTTAATAAAAATAACTTTGATTTAAAAGATTTAGATATAAATTTAAAAGATGCAAAAAAACGTACAGTATTACCTGCAAATGAAGAGTTCTTTTTTCCTAGATATTGGTCTGTAGAAAAAATTAAAAATAATAGAGAAAGATTTGGTCAAGTTTTAACTGAATGGTTTAGAACAAATCCTACTATTATGGTCACTAAGGCAGATGGCACTAAACTTAGACGACCTGCTGAAACACCTGAAGAAATAAGTAGAGCAACTAGACCTGAAGCTATTAGTAAAAGAGTAGATAGTACAATAAAAGCTATAACTAAAGAAGGCGCTGATCTTACAGATGACTCTTTTGCATTTTATGGTTATGGCAAATCATCACATTTTAGACATAGAGAGTTAGATATTCCTAATGCTTTAGTTACTGATTTTATAGAAGTAAATCCAGTACAAGTTATGAGAATATATACACAAAGAGTAGCACCTAAGTATGAATTTAGTAAAAAGTATGGTGGTAGAACTATAGATGAAGTGCTTGATGATATAGATGATGATTTATTAAACGCAGGTAGGTCAATGCGTGAAATAAATAAATTTAGAAAAAACTTTTTACATTCATATGATCGTGTTGTTGGTAGAGTTTTAACTAACCCTGCAAGATTAGATATGAAGTTTGCTAATCTTTTGAGAGATTTAGCACAGCTAAACTATTTAGGATCAGCAGGTATATCTAGTATTCCAGATGCCGCAAAAGTATTCATGGAACATGAACTTAAAAATGTATTTAAAGGTTTGTATGGAATACTATCAGACTCAAAAGTAAGAATGACAAGAAAAGAACTTAGAGTTGCGGCTGAAGCATTAGAGATATTACAAGGTGATGCACATATGAAGTTTGTAGAGGACTTAACTAATAATCCTCTTGAAACTGGATTCAGAACAAAAGCTAGAAGTGCATTTTATATTCTTAATGGTTTAGCACCAATTACTAATGTAATAAAAAAACTAGATGGTATCATTAGACAACATGAACTGATTGAGTTTAGTATTAAAGAACATAATGGTACTGCTACTGCTAAAGACATTGAGTATCTAAGACGTTATGGAATAGATAAAGATACTAGTAGAGAAATAGCAGGTGCAGGTTGGGAGATGTCTGAAGGTGGTATGTATTTAGCAAATACAGACAAATGGACAACTGGCATAGTTTTTCCTGATACAGCGGCTAAGATAGTTTATGGCAATACTGGTAAAACAAGAGATGGCAGATATATTCCTGCATTATTTAGAAAAGAAGAAAATTCTATACTTATTGATAGAGATTATATTAAAGGTGAAATGTTTGAGTCACAAGCATGGACTAATCCTAAGTTAGAAGGTGTTGAACCTTTATCTATAACAGAGTTTAAAGAGCCACAAGATTGGTTAGATTTTGTAATTATGCACGAAATAATGCATACAAATAATTCAGCTAAAAGTCTTGGTATAGATTTAAGAAAAAAGGGTGGTAAAGCTGAGTATGAAAATAGAATAAATAAACTAGCATTAGAAGAAATAAAAAAACAACGTAAAGTTTCAGAAAGTACTGTTGATAAATTTAGAGTAGCTATGAACTCAGGTGTTGCTAATACTGTCGTTATGGGTACACCTGCTGATAAACCAATTATATCTGATGGTGTGGCATATATACCTAAATGGATTGGAGAAAAATTTGGATTAAAAGAAGATCCTAGATTTAGAGGGTACACTAGAGTAGAAACTGGTTTAGCAGGATTACCATTTCAATTTTTTAGTTATAGTTTTGCGGCGGCTAATAAAATTACAGCAGCAATGGCAACTGGACAAGCTAAGAATAGAGCCATTGCTATGATTACTGGCATGGGATTAGGATATATGTCATTGTCCATTAAATATGATTTAGCAGGTACAAGTTATCTTTGGGATAAAATGTCAATAGAAGATAAGATGGCTAGAGCATTTGATGCTTCAGGATTAGCGGCAATATATAGTGATGCTTTTTATACAGCAATGCAAACCTCATTGGCACTAGATGGACCTGATATATCAATGGGTTTATTACAGCCAAAGTTTCCACAAGATCCAAGTTATGTTGATGCTTTTACTGCTATAGGTGGTGCAGGTCCTAGTATCGGATATGATCTTACAGAGGGTGCATACAAGTTTGCAGTAGAAGGTGACATGAAAGGTGCATCACAATTTGTTAAAAATTTACCATTTATGAGATTGTGGTTTTTAAGGGATTATGTTAACGAATTTGGAAGAATGTTGCAAGATACAGACGAAAGTGATATAGATAGATTACTGAGGAATAGATTTTAATGACTATAGCTTTAAGTGCAAATACACCACGAGTGAGTTACACAGTAAGTCAGGGAGCAACTCAAACCTCATTTGCTGTACCATTTGTGTTTTTTACTTCATCAACAGATTTAAATGTATTTGTTGATAACGTTGCTCGTACCTTTGATGCGAGTACAAGTAATACAAGTTTATTTACTGTTAGTGGTGGCAATGGTTCTACTGGAACTGTAACTACTTCTGT